TAGCCGAAGAACAATCACTTAATGTTTTATTTGATGGTAATAAATACGACAACACGTTAAAAAGATTGTACTATGATTTAACAGTACTTGGTATAGCCGCTGTTAAAAATAACTTTGATACATCATCCGGTATAACTGTTGAGTATGTAGATCCTGCAAACTTAGTGTATTCTTACACTGAATCGCCTTATTTTGATGATATATATTATTGTGGCGAAGTAAAAAACATACCTATCAACGAGCTTAAAAAACAATTTCCACATTTAACAAACGAAGATTTATTAGAGATAGAAGATCAACCACATCAAAATGCTTATGCAGCAAATAGGTATAGTTCATCTTATAATGATAACAACGTAGATAATAATATAGCGCAAGTTTTATACTTTAATTATAAGACATATAATAATGAGGTATATAAACTAAAACAAACAGCAGCTGGTGGATCTAGAGTTATACCAAAAGATGATTCATTTGAAGCTGTTGGAGATGTTCCATTTGAAAAATTATCTAACTCATTAGAGGTTTTATATGAAGGCGCTTTAATATTAGGCACAAAAAAATTACTAAAATGGAATTTAGCAGAAAACATGTTAAGACCAAAGAGTAACTATACTAAAGTTAAAATGAATTACGCTATTCACGCGCCAAGAATATATAAAGGCAGAATAGAATCTTTAGTAAAAAGAATAACAGGCTTTGCTGACATGATACAGCTAACGCACCTAAAGTTACAACAAGTAATGTCACGTATGGTTCCTGACGGTGTTTATTTAGATGCTGATGGTTTAGCTGAAGTTGATTTAGGTAATGGTACAAATTACAACCCACAGGAAGCGTTAAATATGTTCTTTCAAACTGGTAGTATAATAGGTAGATCATTAACACAAGAAGGTGATCCTAATCCAGGTAAAGTACCTATACAAGAAATAGCAAGTGGTAATGGTGGCGCTAAGTTACAAAGTTTAATAGGCACATACAATTATTACTTGCAAATGATAAGAGATGTAACTGGTTTAAACGAAGCAAGAGACGCTAGCACACCGGATAAAAACGCTTTAGTCGGTATTCAAAAGTTAGCGGCAGCTAATTCAAATGTTGCTACTAGACATATACTTCAAGGTGGTTTACATTTAACAGTAGAAACCGCAGAAGCTTTAGCATTAAGAATATCTGATGTTTTAGAATACTCTTCAACAAGAGATGCTTTTATACAATCTATAGGAGCTCACAATGTAGCATCATTAGAAGAATTACAAGAGCTACATTTATATGACTTTGGAATATTTTTAACTTTAGCTCCTGATGAAGAAGAAAAGCAATTACTTGAAAATAACATACAAATGGCTTTACAGTCAAATAGTATTGAACTAGAGGATGCTATAGATGTAAGAAATATAAAAAATCTAAAATTAGCAAATCAAATGCTAAAAGTAAGACGCCAGAAAAAAATAAAGATGGACCAGATGTTAGCTCAGCAAAATATAGAATCGCAAGCTCAAGCTAATGCACAAGCGCAACAGGTTGCTGCTCAAGCTGAAGTTCAAAAGCAAAATGCTATAAATTCTTTAAAATTACAAGGTGACGCACAAAAGGCTGAGCTAGAAGCTAACAAGTTACAACTTGAAGCTGAACTTAAAAAAGACTTAATGGCACAAGAGTTTGAATACAACTTAGCTTTAAAAAATCTAGAGCATAGTTCTATTGCAGCTAGAGAGGAAGAGGGTAGAAAAGATGATGCAAGTAAACAAGCAATTGCTGCAAGAAAAAATAAAAATTTTGAATCTTCAGGTAATGATATAATGAGTGGGAGTATTGGTTTAGGAAGATTTGAACCAAGTTAATGTTTAACAAATAAATAAATAATAATGGCAATAGTAACTAACGATTGGACTGGTAAAATTACTGGATCCGTTTTTCAAGTAGGAGGTGGTGATCCTATTGTACCGCCAACTGGTCATGTATTTGTAGCAATCACAGCTCTAGCCGCAACTGATTTTGTAGCTTCAGGTGGTCTAGTCGCAGATGATGCAACTGTATGGGCTAACACTGAAGATGCTGCTAATGATTTAGCTGCAGACTCTGAAACAATAAGCGAAGGATCTGGTGGTGTACAAATAAATGCTACAAACTTAGATTTACCAGCTGGCACTACAATTTATGGTAGATATACAAAAATTGATATCAACGCTGGACAAATTATAGCATACATAGGAAAAGCTTAAGAAATTGTACGAGAGTACATATGTTTAATTTTATAATATTATATTATGGCAAATGATGAGAAAAACGTCAATATAGACGAAAAAAACGCCGAGTCACCACAGGGTGACGGTAAGGTAAAAAAACCTCGTCTTAAAAAGTTTCAACAAGATGAAGAACCTATAAAGGTAAATCTTGCTGAGCCAAAAGAAGAAGAGGTTAAAGAAGAAGAACAACCTAAAGAAGAAGTAAAGCAAGAGGAAACACCTGTTGTTGAAGAGGTGGTAGAAGAGAAAAAAGAAGAGGTTGTTGAAGAAAAAGAAGATCCAGTTGTTGAAGAGGTAACTGATGAAGAAGTAGAGGAAAAGGTAGAAGAAGTACAAGAAGCAGTTGAAGAGGCGATTGAAAAGGCAGAAGAAACTGGTGAAGAGTTACCAGAGAATATCCAAAAGCTTATGAAGTTTATGGAAGAAACTGGTGGTGATCTTGAGGATTATGTTAAGTTAAATCAAGACTATAGTAAATTTGATGACACGGCGTTATTAAGAGAATACTATAGACAAACTAAACCACATTTATCAAGTGATGAGGTTGACTTTTTAATGGAAGACTCATTTACTTACGATGAAGATGTTGATGATCCTAAGAACATCAAGCGAAAGAAATTAGCGTTTAAAGAGCAAGTTGCCGACGCTAGAGCCCAATTAGACAGGCAAAAGTCTAAATACTATGAAGAGATTAATGCTGGTGTTAAGTTAACACCTGACCAAAAAAAGGCTATTGATTTCTTTAATAGATACAATAAAGAACGAGGTGAGCAAGATAAAATTGCAAAGCAACGTAAATCTGTATTTCAACAAAGAACTAAAGATGTATTCAACAAAAACTTTAAAGGTTTTGAATATAACATTGGTGAAAAGAAATTTAGATTTAATGTTAAAGATGCAAACAATGTTCAAGAGCAGCAGAGTGATATTAATAATTTTGTTAACAAATTTGTTGATAATAAAAGTAATACAATATCTGATGCAAAGGGATATCATAAATCTTTGTTTACCGCAATGAACGCAGACAGCGTTGCGAATCATTTTTACGAACAAGGCCGAGCTGATGCTATAAAAGAAAGTATAGCTAAAGCAAAAAACGTTAGCATGGAACCTAGACAAGGTTTAGGTGAAGTTGAAGCGGGTGGTATGAAAGTAAAAATTTTACAAGACAATGATATGAGTTCATTTCGTTTTAAACCAAAAACAAAATAAAGTTTAACAATTATAAATATAAATAATTATGGCAGCAATTACTCCAACAGGTGGATCGTCGTTAAATAGCGTACCTTCACCAGTTAAAGCGGCGATAACTACTAACTATTTAGATTTTACATCTGGTAGTAACGACTGGTCTCAGCAGTATCTACCTGATCTAATTGAGCAAGAAGCAGAAGTATATGGTAAAAGAACTATATCTGGTTTTCTAGCAGCAATTGGGGCAGAAGAGGCAATGAGCTCAGACCAAGTAGTTTGGACAGAACAAGGTAGGTTACACCTTTCGTACAAAGTAACAGCATATGCAGCAGGATCAAACACTGGTGACCTTACTTTAGGTCAAGCTCCAGGATCAAGTGCATCTGCAGCGTCTACTCACGGTATCAGAATCGGTTCAACCGTTCTAGTATCTGATGGACAGGCTAACGCAGTAGTATTTAGAGGGTTAGTCACTCACTTACCAGCAGGTAACAAAATCACAGTAGCTCCTTATACAACAGGTGATGCTTCAGGTGATATTGCAGATGTTTCAGGTATCAATACAACAACTCTAGCAGCAAGTGGTAGAGTATTTGTTTATGGTTCTGAGTATGGTAAGGGAACAAATGGTATGGGCGAAACTACTGGTAATAACCCAGTTATGCCACAGTTCACTACGTTTAACAACAAACCAATTATCTTAAAAGATCATTATTCAATTTCTGGATCTGATACTTCAAGAATCGGTTGGGTTGAGGTTAGCGCAGAAGACGGAACTTCAGGATACTTATGGTATCTAAAAGCAGAAGCTGAAACTAGATTAAGATTTGCTGATTATCTTGAGATGTCTCTTTTAGAGTCAGAAAAAGGTACAGTAGGTGGATCAGTAGCTGATAATTCAATCAACGGTGCAGGAGAATCATTCGGTACTGAAGGTTTATTTAAAGCTATCACAGCTAGAGGTCACGTGACTTCTGGTATTGCAGGAACTAGTGCAGTAGATGATTTAGGATCTTTTGATGAGATTCTTAAAAAGTTTGACGAGCAAGGTGCTATTGAAGAGTACATGCTTTATTGTAACAGAACAGTATCATTAGCAATTGATGATATGTTAGCAGCTCAGAACTCTTACGGGTCTGGTGGTACATCTTACGGTGTATTCAGCAACTCTGAGGATATGGCATTGAATTTAGGTTTCTCTGGATTTAGAAGAGCATCATATGACTTCTACAAATCAGATTGGAGATACTTAAATGATATTTCATTAAGAGGTCAAGACGCTTTCAATGATATCAGAGGTGTTTTAATTCCAGCTGGTACTTCAACAGTATATGATGAAGTAGTTGGTAGAAGCATGAGAAGACCTTTCTTACACGTAAGATACAGAGCTTCTCAAACTGATGACAGAAGAATGAAAACATGGATAACAGGTTCAGTAGGTGGAAACATCACATCTGATCTTGATGCTATGGAGATCAACTTCTTATCAGAAAGATGTCTAGTAGTACAAGGAGCTAATAACTTCATGTTACTTAACTAATACTTTTTAAAAGAGTTAGGCGCTTCGGCGCCTAGCCCTTTTATTTTTTTAATATTTAATTTTATTATATCATGGCAAAAGCAAAAAAGAAAGCGGCAGCTGCAG